AGTTGTTTGCTCTGCAGCCGCCTTAGCGTTAAGTTCAACTGGCTGGTCTCCACCAGGTATTCCTTGTAGTCCCATTCTAGCACGAATTTCATTAGGAACCACGACTTTCATACGAAGATAGCGCTCATCGATCTTAGACTGAGTATCTTCATCTGTAAGAGTAAGCTCGTTAAACTTAAGAATAAAAATGTCTGTTTTCTCTGAAATTATCTTGCTTAGCCTCTTCTCAATATTTCTTTGAGCTGGACGGCATACCTGCTCCTTAAATGTCTTATCTGCATCACGTGCATTAGCCAAAGAGACGCCCTGTGGGGTTCCGACCTTATTAATTGGAACTCTATGAGAAATCAATATCTCATCTCTATTGGCATTTCTATAAGTATTGAAAGATGAGTCCTGAATTCCGTTCTCAACCGCATCCATCTTAAACTCTACCTTTGAGTCTGGATTGTCTGCTGGAAGTGGAATATAGAGTGATCTATGATTCTTTCCCTTTAGGCCAGTCTGGAAGAACTCAAGCAACTTTCTTTCTGCATCGTTAGAAAGCTTTGCGCCCTTTACTGTAATGATATATCTTGGGACCGCCTTATTTTCAAAGTAGTCCAGGTTATATCTGGCTGCAAACTCGTTTCCAGTCATAGCGCTCTTAGAAGCGATGATATCTGGAACACCATAGTATCCATTTGTTGGTGTATAGTTCTTGAAGTGAATAATCTCATTTGGACGAGCATCTGCTGTTACTGGATTTGGAGATGTTGTATCTCCATAATTTCTAAAGTAGACAGATTGATTTCCAATGATTTGTACGAAGCCATCTCTTAATCTGCGAACACGCATTGATGCCGCTGGAACATGACCAATATAGCCAATCTCTCCAGTATTCTTTCTACCAATTTCTAGATATCCGTTACCAGTTGTTTCATAGTCTTTCCATACACGAGAAAGAGTTTCAACAAATGTCTCCTCTTCGTTTGTAGACTCGATCCATTCGTTTATTGCAATCTTCATTCTTTCAAGCTTGCGTCTTGCAAACTCTAATTTCTTTTCGTCATCAATATCAGCAAGTCTTTCTTTTGTTGCTTCGCTCTCAACAAAGTCATAGCCTAGGCCAACAATGTTTGCAACCTTTGCATTTACAGCAGCATAATGTGGTGCAGAAATTTCATAAATCTTTGCAAGGTAATCTATGTTGTATGGTGGTTGCACTACATCAAGGATGCTATATCCTGTGATCATGAATGGCTCAACAATTGCTGTTGATGCTACTCCGTCACCACGCAAAAACTTTGAGAAGTCTGTTCTTGCAATTCTCTTCTTAAATGCTGTACTTAAACCATCTAGCTTTTTTGTTTTTTCTAGAGGTCTCATGAAAGGATCAGAGTATGACTCTTTACTCTCTGAAAAATCAGTACCTAACTTGATATCGATTTCTTGAATATCGTTATCTTCTACAAACTCAGCGGCCATGGATTAACTTCCTTTGCAAATCTAAACCTTCTCCAATATCATATGGGTCTGGTGTAAGTCCTAACTTTAATCTTGTTTCCTGAAGAGAATATTCCTCGTCAGTAACCTTTCTTCTTCCAGCTAAAAATACTGGTCCGCCTTCCTCGATCCCATATGACTTAGCAGCATCTGTTATAGCCTTTATGCTGTCCTTATCACCCTGAGTCGCTGGCACAAGCATGTAGTGACCTTCGTCATCTCCAACCCACTTGCCGTCTGGCATTTCCCAGACATAGACGCCGTATTTGGTCTCTTGGACTTCTTTAACTCTTTTATTGTTCATAGTTACATTTTACCATTTTCTGTAGTATCAGGCGGAATTTGTCCGCCATAGTGGACAAATTACTGTGTTGAGTGTACTAATACGTCAACGTTAAAGCCGTTATATGAATCTGAACCTATAGTTATGGAATCTGAAGAAGAGGCAACATATGGGTTGCCAACTATATTATTGAAATGCTTAGATGCCAATCCTGAAGCATCATAGTCATAAATAGCAATATTAGAATAGTTACTGTTACTTCCAAGCATGGTGCCAGTCTGTGTTTGGTTAAAGAATAGATCTGCCTGCTTGTTCGAAGAAAATGTTATTAATACGTGATACCAAATACCGATGTCAAATATATCCGACATTGTAGTAGATGTCTGATTTATACCATTTACGTAGAATGAGGAGATATTACTTTTTGTCACATTTCCAGCAGCACTCCAAGAAACCCTAGCGTCTCCACAATCTACCAAGGAGGTCTGTCCTAGGCCCATAGGACGGTACATAAACTCTACTGACCTTACATCCCCAGAGTTATATCTAAAGCCCCCAGAAAGCGGTATTATGCCTTTATTAGAGGCATAGTAGAGTACGGATGAGTTTCTTTTTCCAACCAAAAAATTATAGTCTGTTGTTATTTGTCCTATTGAATTATCTGAACCTATTGTTTTAGATTCGTAGCAGATAAAAGATATTCCAGAAAATACTGGATCGTTAATTGTTGTGTCTGAAGATGCTAATGTGACCTTATAATAAAAATAGCCACCAGAAAATCCAGGTACATTAGAATTATTTGTTGCTGGATAATACGTCACATCGTCAAAGCTGTACTCGAAGGATGTCCCAGAATTATTAAATAGCCACTCAATTTGATTGTGGTCTGGGTCAGCAACTGGAGGGAAGAAGTAGTAATCTTTTAAATACCCAGAAGTCTGACCTTCAATCAACTTTATTTCTCTAGAGTCAGTTATATATACATTGGAAAGCTCTGCTGTAGATACATCTTTATTTACTCCATAGATCATGGCATGAGATATTGGCTTTGAGTCTCTAGCCGCCTCAAAATAAATTGGGTTATCCATTACAATGTTTCTATTTATATTATTAGCTAAAACTCTATGCTCTAAGATTTCCGATATATATCTAGATGAAACCTTACCCTTAAAGACCTCAATCTTATCCAAAATAATATAGCCAGAGGTTAGTGTGGATACTAAATCTACATCTATCTCCGCAGCAAACTTAAATGAGGATCCGAGGTCGTAGCTCGCTTTATTTTCTCCATTGATATATAGAGACATTCTATTTTCAGAATAAGATCCTATAATGCTATAAGCTTCACCCACAGAAGGAAGCTTATAGTAAATCTTTTTAATGACGTCAGCAGAGTCTTTGATTGAAAATATTATATTTCCGTCTTTTACTGAAAAGCCAATATCATGAGTTAGGTCATAGAGAAACTTTTGCTCTGTTGAGTATGCATCTGAGAAGAAAGCATAAAAGGATATGAAAAAGTTTTCTTTCTCATAGCTGTATTTCCCTACTCCTAGATTCTTTACTGATATCGAACTTGTTTGAGTAAGCCTTATTGAGCTATTTGAAACCGCTGTTAATGGGGTAGTATACTCAAGCTGTCCAGTACCCTGCTTGATAGCAAGGGCGTTGAAACCGCATGGATTTGAGAAAGTCTGGGCAGGCTGATTAAATACAGCATCTAATATCTTCATATACCAATTATACCATTCTACCCAGTAGCTCTATACTTGGAGCCACTTCGCTGTCTATAAAGCACTCCTCATATCTTATTCCCAAGCTGTTTAATATATCTGCATAGACAAATACGTCGTAACCCTCTACATACTTTATTGCTTTAACCGACGACATTTTGTCCATAAGCATACAATTTACTAGAGCTGATCCATACTGGCAAACCAGGCTTTCTGATGACATAACAGCTTCAATTTGATCTATCCACCTCATATCTTCAAAGTATGTGATTGAGTATCCAAGGTCTTTCATCAGGTTTTCCATTTCATCTACATACTTATATGGCCTGTCTACTGTCTTTTTCCTTGAAACAAAAAGCTTCTTTCCGCCGATCAAATCCCCTTGGGTAAAAAGCGATCTTATCAGGTTTACGTTCTTCCTCAGTATATGAATTTTTGGAACCTGTAGGAAATGAGATATCTTGTATGAAGAGTTATTATAAAAATATGAAGGGTCGTTAATTAAATAGTTACTATCATCATAATATAAAAATACGCTAGAGAATCTAGAATTAATTAATTCTTCTGGGCTAAGACACAAATATTCTACTCCGACAAAATCAAGGAAATCTTTTATGTGAGATGCGTTTTGCTCTGCTTTAGGACTTCCATAAATTAAAGAATTAAATATTCCTTCTTCATTTTTACTACCAGGATATACTAAAACTACAGTAAAATTTTTTTGATTTCTTAAATTTAATATTTTTGGAAATATTTCTAAAAAGTTATGAAAATATTGTTGGATTACTGGGAATACTAGAACAGCTCTATTTTCATTACTATAGGAAGAATAAGATGTAACAGTAGGCTGAAATGACACGCCGTAAGAATTTCTAACAGAAAAAATAGGATTAGAAACTTCTATAGCAATTTCTGATTCATTAATCTCTATAACATTAATTATATTCCTTAACTCTGTATCTAAATATGACATGTTAGTATCCAATACTACTTAGAATCTTATCACACTTATTCATAAACAAAGCTACTCTGTTTCCGCTGTCTACATGTAGGGGAGCCATAGAAAGAAATAGTGATGCTTGGTATACTGATAAAAGATCTATAGAAATTTCATTCTTTTTAAAAAACTTTATAAGCACATCCGACATTTCTTTTGAGTAGAAATTTTTTCTTAGCAGAACATTATCATATCCATTAATAACTGAATGAGCTAACTTTGCCATGTCATAATACTCATCCATATATATATCTTCTTCTTTTTTTGCACCACGAGGATCTATAAATTTAATAAGATTTATTTCGTCTATCCATAAAATATTAGAAAGGCATAGATCTCCATGCGACAGCTTTCTATCCCATACTGACCTATCTTTTACAAAATGCTCATAGGCATTACACACTCTTTCAAAAAGCTCCATGGACTCATCATACAATTTAAAAGTTTTTATTCTATTAAATGTTTTGTCAAGAACCAAGTATTTGGACTCTAGGTATGAGGACTCATAATCGTAGTCTAGCGGTTTTAATTCGGATTTAAAATCTTCTACTCTAGAAATCATTCTTTTAAATGATGCTAAGCTCATTTCCCCATTGACCATAATCTCACCAGCGTTTTGCGTGTCAATTCTTTCCATTTTATAGCTGGCTAAGCCATCAACATATTGGAAGCTAAATGGCTGCACAAAATATCTTTTTATACTGTCTGGTAGATAATAGTAATAGTCGTATTCAGACTTTATTTTTTCAAGATCATCTGATGACTTTATAACTATGTTATCTACAGCTATCACATCATTAAAATATCTTGAGCTGTAATGGTCTGTGTTAAACATCAAACAACTCTTTTTTGATGATCTTTATATAATGAATCGTCTGAGTATTTACCATTAAAATATCTTCTTCCAGACTGATGTGGCTTTGTTAAATCAGAACTATTTCTTTCTGCACTAAGAGCATGCAACTCCTTTAGCTCATTATCTATAAGAGTTTTATCAAAATACTTTGAAACTAAATCTACATCAAATTTGTCGACAAAGTATCTAGGGACTGGTATAAATGCTCCCAAAGCATCTCCCTTTCTTACACTTACTTTAAAATTTGGAATTGTTATCTTAAGATTAAAAGTAAAATCACGTCTAATCTGGTCTGTTTCTATAACAGCCGTCATAGCAACACATCCTGGAATGAACATGTTTGGTGGCTGGATTGTCATTATATTTACTCCTGGAGGAGTCTTAAGAGCAAATCTATTTTGTATTGTAACTACGCCAGTGCTAAATCCAGACTTAATTGTTTGTTTGTCAGAATTATCGTCATTTAAAAATGTAAAGGTAATATCGTCTGCTTTATCATTTGATCCGTCCCAGACCATATCAAAATCTCTTAATGACTTTATAACATATCCGTACTGATTTCCTATGTTTACTGGCAGACAATAATAAAAGTGCTCATTAAACCAATCCCTTTTTACTTTACCCTTTAGGGAATCTATAATCTCGGTGTAAAATCCATCACCATAATCGTTTGGCACAACCAAAATTTTATCTTCTGGAACCTCATGACCTTCATCATTTATGTAAACAAGATCTGTCATATCTTCCATCCGTCAAAGTAATTTTTATCTCTTGTCCAAAACGTGGTGATAGTGTATCTTATTCCGCCTTCAACTTTTGAAACTCCATGAGTATGTTCCTTGTCACCACGATGAAATGCTAAAGATCCAGCTACTGGTGATATCTCAAAATCATGATCTGGGTAGTATGTTTTTCCTCCAGAATATTCATCATTTAAATAAAGAACTGATCCAAATTCTCTGTGATGAAACCACTCTGTACCATCAATGCTTTTCATGTCATCCCAATGTGGGTGCTGCTCCTGACCTGGAAACCAACGAACTATTTGCATTAAATCTGGGTACAGATCTTCTTTTATTCCGTAGAAGCCTTTGATTGCACTTCCAATTTCTTCTCTTATGCCATAAAGAGCAATTCCCATAGATTTATCTATATTGTTATGTATATTAATAGCATTCAGACTTCTATTTTCCCAAAACTCTGTGCCGCCGTTTTCCCATTTTTCTATACCCTTAACAAAATTTAAAATATAACTGCACTCATCTTTAGATAAAAAATTATCAATTACTTTTGGTTCAAACATCACGGCTCCATTAAATTTATTTTAAATACAGAATCTAAATATTTTTCATCATGTGGACCGACTCCCTTTTTATAAAAGTTGCCCCATGTCCAGTCTTCATTTTCTTCATAAAACTTATGTCTTTTTTGAGCATAAGCATCAATTTTTGAAATAAGGTCTTTGTTTTCTGCCAGGTTTTCTATGGAGATACTTGTTGACTCTAAGAGATCTTTTGGATAGTTATATATAAAAGCTATCGGAGTTCCCTTTTTAAATGTTACTACCTTATTTGGCTCTGTTATCTTCCAGCAAAAGTTCGCTTCTCCGTATGTATAGTAATCAGATCTCCACAAAGCATTCATTGGCTTAACGCCATCTACAAAATAATTTGGAGAACCGCTCATCATAATATAATGATCTTTGTCTGTTTCAAAAAAACAATTTAACTGAAAAGTTATTGTTCCACTACCAGTAAGTGTGCTTGCTATTCTCATTCCATCATAATACTCGCCACTTATAATCTTTACATGGCTTGGATCTGGACTAATTACTCCATCCCAAACAATTTCCACATCGTGTGGCAACAAGAATTCCCATCCGTGTGTATTAATTATTGTTGTAGGCTGACAAATATAGCCGTGTGATTTATGCGTTTCTGATAAAAAATCTCTTTTTATAGATCCTTGCTTTACTTGATATGGAAATCTATTCGGATCTTGAGTCCACAGTTTTATAAATTGGTGAGTCTTTTCTGTGTGCATAATCACTCCAATCTGTCATGCATACAATTGAATATTTTATTCCAGACTTAACTGGAACAGAAGCATGAGAATAAATATACGAGGATGGAAATAGTATCAAATCACCAGCTTCTGGCTTAATATTTAAATTAAAATTATCAAAGTACAGTTCTCCGCCTTCATAGTCGTCATTGACATATCCTACAGTGGAAACAGTACATCTATATGGCTCTCCATCATCAGTATGAACCTCAAACTTTTCTCCAGGACCATACTTTACCATATTTAAAGCACCAATAAACTTAACAGTTACTGAAAACATGGTTTCATAGTCATTAAGACATTCTCTTATTGATGAGTGAACTAAGTCATGCATATCCATAAGATCTGAATTATCATTATTTTTTTCACCTAGTAGTTCTTTTGTGTAAATAAAATCTTGACAATTTCTGCTATTATTATCTGTCTGGAAATATCCAACTCTTGCACCACGCCACTTAAATTGCTTTGAATCGTCACCTAAAGATTTTTCAAGTCTTTCTACCATATTCCATTCTTTTTTAATTGCATTTTTATATGCAACAATTCCTGGACCAAGGATTGTCTTTTCCATACTACCACTTTCCTAGCGGGCATTTAGCTGCCTCTAATTTTGTTTTTACAGTCATAAAACAACCGCATTTTTGACATCTATTTGTATGAGCTGTTAAAAATTCACATGACTTGCAGGTATCAAATCTGGCACTTGAGACTTCATCTGTTGTTTGTCTTGTTGCTGGATTTAATAAATCTAACGGAGTAACTCCATTTTTTGCTTTATACTCAGACCATCTGCTCACTTATTCATACCATTCTGGATATCCAGTCATATCCCTATTAGTTATAATAAACTTTTCGCCATCAAATTTAGCATATGGCGATTGAACATATCTTCCATATGGATATTTTTCTAGATCAACAACTTGAGGCTCGCTTAGCAATATACTACCAAAATACTCTGTTGTTTGCAAGTCTTCGAGTACCTCGCCGTTTTTCATGAACCTTACTGTAAGTCCATCATGCTCAGGGTACTGATCTGATATATCTATAACCTCATCAGATTCTGTAAACATTGGTACATACTGAATATCTACTGCTATGTCATAAAGACAGTCACCGTCTATAACCCACACAAGGGCTGCGCCGTCTGATCCAGCAATAAATTCATCTAATTTTTCATCTGTAAGCATATAAGTTTCCTTTTTATTTTATTATATCAAAATTAACCAGATATTGTCAATTTTAAATGTATAAGCATCTGTATGAAGATCCACTACAAGCGGCTCCAGAACCACAATATCCTGTATCGCATCCACGAGAACCACATGCTCCAGTTCTAGTATCTAGAGATGTACATGTAGTACCGTTTGTAGACGTAAATACTGGAGGCGCTGTAAATACTGGAGGAGCGGTGAAGACTGGAGGAGGAGTAAATACTGGTGGAGGAGTAAATACAGGTGGTGCTGTAAACACAGGTGGTGCGGTAAACACAGGTGGTGCGGTAAACACTGGTGGTGGGGTAAACACTGGTGGTGGGGTAAATACAGGAGGAGCGGTGAAGACTGGAGGCGCAGTAAATACTGGTGGTGTAGGTGTACATGTAGCCTGAGTTGGTGTTGATGGATATCCAGTTCCATAAATAATATTTACATTTGAAAGCGTTGTACAGTTATCTCCAAACCACTCCTGGACCCTTGATGCAGAAACAGTGCTTGAATAGTTGGTAGCAACACCGTCGCAGCATGCTCTTCCCCAATAACCCTCGACTGTAGTAAATACAGGCGGAGCTGTAAATACTGGAGGAGCGGTGAAGACTGGAGGCGCAGTAAATACTGGTGGGCTAACTGTAAATACAGGTGGTGCAGTAAATACAGGTGGTGCAGTAAATACAGGTGGTGGACCTGTAAAGACGGGAGGAGGTGCTGTGAATACTGGAGGAGCGGTGAAGACTGGAGGAGCTGTGAATACAGGAGGTGGTGGAGTAAAGACAGGAGGAGGTGCAACATAAACAATCTTAGTTAAATAAACTGGAGATGCAAATGGGTGCAAAGTTGTAGGTATTGGAACCTGTGAAGAAATTAAGCCATTAAGGTCAATGTATGTTTGTGATGATCCAGTATTATTTGTAACTGATATATTTGTAAATAAAGCGGAATTAAGCAAAAGCCTTGCTTCTGCTTCAGTTTTATTAATCACATCTGGCAATAAGCCTTCAGTGGCTGGAATATAGTTTCCTACAGTAAGAGTTACACTACTTCCTGCTGGAAGCTGAACTGGGGGTTCTGGATTTTGTGACAAAACTATGTCCTGATTATTTATGTTCTGGGTAGGAACAGTAATAATAGTGTATGTAAGTAGTGATGATGTAAGTGTTGCTGCTGCTATATTTTTATTTGTGCCAACAACATATGGGACAGTTACTGCCGCAAGGGTTCGGACTGTGTATTCGATCTTTGTTTTAAATCTAATTCTTTTGCCAGAAGGAACTGCCTGTGAAATGACAACTCCGCCAGTTCCAGCTGTATCAACAAAATATTTTTCATCTGGTCTCAAACCTTGACCATCAAGGGTAGCTTGTGCAATAACATTGTTTAGACCAACTAGATTTGGTACTATTACACGAGCATACGGAACATTTAAATGTTCTACCTGTTGATTTTTATCCTTGGGAAAAGACTGGACGGCCAAAGTAGTCTCCCATTTTATTCTGTACCGTCTTCAACGATTCCAGATATTGTAATATTAACCGCTCCAGATATTGATGCTCTTGCATGTAGCTTATCCAAGACATTCAAAACCTGAACAATATCTGCTACTAAAGTTGAGTTGGCTTCAATTTCTACATCCTGCATAATAGCATTTGTTGATGATGGGGTTCCAGAAAATGGGGTTATTGCAATTCTAACGCTTGCTGCAGTTCCAGTAACATTTGAAAGCAAGATCTGCTTAACAATTGTTTTTTGCTCGGCAATATAAATAGACTGATATGCATCAATCAGGTTATATGGACCAACTATTCTGGTTGGTACGTATGCCATTTTATCTCCTAACTAAACTACTTGCCACTTAATAGCAAGTGAAGTTTCTACAAGTGTTATTTCTGCTGGTGACAATACTCTGTTAAATATAGCAATCTCTCCAACTGATATATTAGAGAAAGATGAAAGATAACGTGCAATTGATTGTCCAGTCATTGAAGAGATTGATGCTGTTCCAGCACCAGATGCTTCTTCAACTTTATTTCTTCTCAAAAACTTTTCTTGGCTAAGAGAATCATATGTCATAACAAACATTTCTGTTGTATTTGTTGAAACGTTTGGGATAATTGCGTTAAGATCGTCTGCACCGAAACCAAACTTGAATGATGTTGCTGAGTTATATCCTATTTGAAGATTTGTTCTTGCAATTCCGCCTTGACCTCCAACAATCCATTTTTGAATTGGTGTATCTGGTCTATTGCAGACAATAACAATTGTCATTGATGATGTATTTAGGAATGATAGTGTACCATCCCCCATAAGCATGAAGTCATTTGAACCATCGTGAACAACTCCAGCCTTTCCACCTACTGTATTTAAAATATATGATGGTTGCTGGTTAGAAGTAGCTTGAGCTGCGTGTCTAGAAAATCCTGAACGATCTCTCCACTGAGAGATAGCTGCTCCAACTCTTGTAAATGTATTTCCAGCATCAGCATCATAATGCATCTGCAATCCAGTAGTTACTGGAAATGCTGCTCTGTTATTTGTTCTAAAGTTAAATAGTACGTGAGGAAGCATTTAAGCCCCCTTCACAGGATCCTTGGGCCAGACAACATCTGCAGGTGTTTTAGCTGATGTAATGTCACGAAGTGCAGCACGATACTCTGCATACTTCTTAGTCATTGCTGGATCAAGAGTATCTGCTAGTTGAGTCCAATCGGTCTTTGTTAGCAAGTCATTTCTTTTTACTTTGATTCTAGCCCACGCTAGATCTGCTGATAGTGCCTTTACTTCTACTCCTACTACTTTATTTCCCTTGAGAATCTTTGGAGTTTCAAGATAAACAAGCTCTTCTGTGTCCTCATTGTAATCTAAAGTCATCTGTACTTCTGTAACATTATTTAGAGTTAGCCACTCCTGGTCTGGACCAGCTGCGGCAAAAGAGACTGAAGGGAATAGTTCTGTTAGTGAACCTGCCTTTGATACTTTTCCATCTTCTAGAATTGCGTACATTATATCTCCTATGCTGCGTTAATATCTGCGAATGCTACTCCGCCGTAAATTGTTGTTCCCTGGTTTGGGGTAAAGAAGTTAAGTAGTGTTACGTTTGCAGATAGCGTTGGCGCTGAAGCTGATGAATCCCACTTAATTGCTGCTGGCCAGTTAATAGTAAAGAGTGATCCACCCTTTACCTCTACCTGCCAAAAATACCCTGTTGAAACTGCTGGAAAGCCAGTAAATGATACTGTTGTAGTAGCACCTGGCTGAAATCTATGAATTGCTGCTGTAGTTACGTCTATCGCAAGTGTTCCCGCTGTGACGGATCCATAATTTGTTCTCTTTACAGCTGTATTAAAATAGTCATAACCATTACCGTTAATTGGGCTTTGTACAAAAGTATAAGACCAAAGAGGTGGTGTGACTTGTGTTGGTATTGATGTTATAGGCATTATTTCCTCCTTGTTATATTATACCTTAAGTTGTCTTCTGCCAGTATGTGATAATACATAGTCCTGTACCACCAGTTCCAGTTACTACGTTATCGTTTGATCCTCCGCCGCCTGAGCCAGAGTTCGGACGTGCATCACGGCCTTGATCTCCGTGAGTTGAAGACCTTCCTTGGCCACCACCGCAAGATCCGTTTCCACACATTCCACGAGAGCCGCCACCGCCGCCTCCTGCTAGTCCGTTAAGTCCAGGACCACCATTGCCAGCATTCCATGCTTGACGAGAATCTCCTACACCCATTCCGCCACCGCCTGCAGAAGAGCCCGCCGCCGCCGCCGCCGCCACCGCCGTAGGAGGTTTGCCATCCTGAGCCGCCACCGCCGCCAGATCCATAACCAGTTATGTTGTCTGCTCCAATTCCACAGGCTCCACCATTTCCGCTGTTTCCATTGTTATTTCCATGTCCGCCTCCGCCACCGCCGTAGGCTACCATGTAGAATGTATTTGTGGAAGTTCCAAATGCTGAGTTAGCACCATTGTTTCCATTTGTATTTCCAGTAACTCCAGTACCACCATTTCCAATAGTTACTGGAATAACTCCTAGCGCTGACACTGAGTTAATATTAACAATTCTTCTTAAATATTGGCCAGCTCCGCCGCCTCCGCCAAAATATCCTCCGTCTGACCAGCATCCTCCTGAGCCACCGCCTGCAACAAGAACGACCTCTATAAAATCAGCAATGTTTTGTGGTCTAGTCCAGTTACCAGTTGAAGCAATAACTGATTGAGCCTGTATAAATAATGGAGTTGGTGGTGTTACATTTCTGACAATCGTGCCAAGTGTATCCTCTAGTCCAGGAACCATTATCTGCTGTTGAGTATTTAAAAATGTTGGCATTATGCATTCACCTTAGCCCAATAAGTTATTATACAAATTCCTGTTCCGCCTGCGCCTGAAGCTGTTCTATCGTTTGTTCCGCCACCGCCTGAGCCAGAGTTCGGACGTGCATCACGGCCTTGATCTCCGTGAGTGTATCCGTAGCCTTGGCCACCGCCGCAAGAACCATTACCATTTCCACCTCTAGCAGAACCTCCGCCACCGCCAGCTAGTCCGTTTATTCCAATTCCTCCGTTTCCTCCAGGCCAAGCTTGTCTGGAGTCTCCAGTACCCATTCCTGCTCCACCCGCTGAAGAGCCTTCAGATGTTAGACGTCCACCACAACGACCTGCGTTCTGATTAGACTGAAAGTTACCTGTCATTCCTCCGTGTTGCCCTGGTCCACCTGCTCCTCCGCCACCGCCAGCTGCTCCCCAAGAGTTTTGCCATTCTGAGCCTCCGCCTCCGCCTGAGCCGTAGCCAGTTATGTTATTTGCTCCTGGTCCACAAGAGCCACCATTACCGTTGTTTCCATTAGAGTTTCCGTGTCCGCCTCCGCCACCGCCGTAGGCTACCATGTAGAATGGTTGTCCAGATGTTCCAAACGCTGAGTTTCCACCATTATTACCATTTGTTGTACTAGTAACAGCAGATCCACCATTACCAATGGTAACAGCAATTGTACTTCCAGAAGTTATTGATGATATATCAAGAATTCTTTTAAGGTATTGTCCTGCTCCTCCGCCGCCGCCAAATCTTGCATCATTACCATAAGCTGCTCCAGCGCCACCGCCTGCAACAAGAACCACATCTATGTAGTCAGCAATATTTGCTGGACGTGTCCAGTTACCAGTTGCTGATATAACAGAAGACTGTCTAATAAATAATGGGGTTGGAGGAGTAACGGCTCTTACAACTGCACCCAGAGTTTCCTCTAAACCGACAGCAATTGTATTGCTTCTTGTAGATGTAATTGTAATACCCACTATTACTCCTTTAAACTGCTGGGTTTAATCCAGGCTGCTCAACAAATTCGGCAACTGGTTCTGAATTTTCTGCTGCTACTGGAGGAAGTGGTTCAGGCATTGGATCCTTAACAAATTCTCCATCCTTGTATGTCCAACCAGATGGGCTTGGCTTTTCTGACATATCAGTAACATCAATTAGGTCATAAACCTTATAATCTTCGTGGTCTGCAAACCACTCTGGTGAACCGCCATAAACAACGTTTATGATTTCTTCGCCATTAACTAATGCGTATATTCTTTCCATTATGATACCCTTCTATAATATTCTATCCAGCAAAGGCCGTTTCCGCCCTTTGCTCCTCCGCCACCGCCCCAGTAGCTTCCGCCGCCTCCACCGCCAGTTCCATCCATTCCAGCTGTTCCTGCATTCTGTGTTAGATTATCTCCACCTGTGCCACCGCCACAAGATCCTGGGCCTGCGTTTCCGCCGCCTCCACCGCCACCGCCAGCTAGTCCGTTTATTCCAATTCCTCCAAGCCCACCAAATGTGTGGTATGTTCCCCAACCATTTGAGCTTCCAGTTCCTCCGTCAGAACCACCATTACCGCCTCCACGACCTCCGCCATAGCCAGTATATCCAGTTCCTGCAGAGTATGTTCCAGCGTAAGCGTGTCCACCTACACCACCAGCTCCGCCGCCACCACCTGCGCCATTATATTGGTTTTGCCAGTATCCTCCGCCACCGCCACCTGAGCCTCCGCCTGCAGTAACTGCACCTGCACCGTTAGATCCGTATCTACCGCTTCTTCCCCACCCTTGTGCGTATCCGCCACCGCCACCTCCATAAGAGATTAGATAGAATGGATTACCATTTACTCCAAATGTAGAGTCTGCTCCGTCATTTCCAACAGAGTTACCGCCAACAGCGGCTCCACCCGTTCCAATTGTAACGGGAACGTTAGCTCCAGCTGCAACTGAAGATATATCAACATATCTTACTAAGTATTGTCCAGCACCACCGCCACCTGCGCCAGTATAGTTCCAAGAAGTTGCGGATCCACCTGATCCGCCTCCTCCAATAAGTGTAACCTTTATCCAGTTAGCAATGTTTGTTGGTCTTGTCCAGTTACCAGTAGAATAAAGTCTTTGCTCTACTGGAAGATAAGCTCCACCATTTACAATAAGGTTTGCTGAAACAATACTTGTCAGGGTTGCTGTTAATCCTGGCAAATATGTTTGACTAGTTGTTGTACCAACTGTTGACATTAGTTACTCCTAACTATTAAACTTCGTTAACTTTTACACCAGAAATAAATACTGAGCATGCGTTTGCTGTATTCTGGTATACGCTGATTGTTTCTGTTGTGTTCAATACAACCTTGAAATCAAGGGCGATTAGTGATCTAGGCGGAACATCTAGGTTCTTTACTAGAAATTGTCCAGCCATCTTTACGTTTACCTGAGCTGCTGAATCTGTTAAATTGTCAAATGTCAGGGATGTAACAACATCGATTTCTGATGCTGGAACAGTGTAAACTGCTACATCTGATGTTCCTGGGACATTTGCATAAAATCGTACTGGCGTTACTACTGTTGCCATATTAAATTACTCCCATGTGTGAATAGACTGTAAAATTGCTTAGTGTAGCATTTACTGATGCAATCGCCGCTACTCCTGCGCTTTGCACGTTAGAAACCTGAGTTGATCCAGCATTTCCAATTTGTACAACAGCTCCAGAAGAAGCTGTCTGAATTTCGTTAATCTTAGAGGCAGTTGCTGCAAGAACGTCGTTCACGCCAAGCAGGTTGCCCATAGATTCGATGGCTTTAGCCAAAAAGACTAAATCCTGTGTATTTAAAGTTGAACCCGACAAGGCATTGACCTTAGTCTTAAAAAGGTCAATCTGTGTCTGTAAACTATCGTAACTTGGCATTTATCTCACCTCTTGTTAAATTATACCTTAAAATCCTTTAAGAAGGAGGGACTGGCCATGAAAGATCAGCCCCGCTCTTTAGGAAATCTATAGTTATTGTTGATGGGAAATCTCTTAGAGACTGTCTATACAAAGCCCATTCAGCCTTCTTTTCCTCTGACATAGTAATCTGAGGATTTGCTGTCCAATCTGACTCTAGAAGCATTCTATTTCTTTGTTCTTTTATTCCAATTAGAGAACTATTAAAAAAAAGCTGGTCATTTTCAGACTGTATTTCCTCTGATGTCATTTCTGAAACTTCACCAGAAACCAGCTTATATCTTTTTCCAATAATATCTACATCTGCCTGGTACCAGCCTTCTTCTGAAGGCTCAATGCCGTCAAACCATTTTAGCTCTGACTGATTACCGTTTTCATCAAAATTTACGTAATACATTATCTGTCTCCAAACAATTGGGATGTTCTATTCCAAATTTTATGTGCGGTATATGAATTAAACTGATTATCATGATCATTATATGTAGCTGCAGCATGAGTCATTTTAAGATCTGGCTGAACCCAGAAATCATTAAACGTTGTATGTAGATCATAGAACTTATTGATATCTCCCCAAACATATTGTCCGCTTGAGCTTGTCCAAAACCACATTGAGTTTGCTTGTACAACTGCAACCGTTCTAAGAGGAGGAATTGATACGTTCCAAGACCAGGTATAGTATGAGTTTCCAGACGATCTGTTTACTGGAACTGACCAGTTTACTCTTGTGCATCCAGCATAATTTTGAGTATTAGGAGTTCCGATAGTAACTCCAGACCCCTCATATCCAGCTGACCAGTAATTTGAATAGTGCCCATACATTGTAACTGATTTAGTTAATGTTGGGTGAAAGTTTCTTAAAAATAAAGTTCTAAACCTCATTGGTCCATATGATGTATTATTTGACCATGAAGTAAACTGTGACTCTCCGCCTGCTACAGAATTAATTGCATACTCTACTCTACCAGAGCGATCTGGATGCTGTGCAGAATAGCTTAAAGTATTTTGTCTATTGTTTGTTCCAAGAGAATACCAGAAAGCTCTTTCCATATCTGGCTCGCCAGCTCCAGTAAGATAATTATGATAGTTTGTCCAAGACTCTCCAGCTGCCCAGTTATAAGCCCACACATTTGTTCTATTATTTATTGTTGTAATGGTAGGAATCTGAAATGGTCTTCTTGAACCATCTGTAACTTCTTTAAAAAGTCTTTCTTCGGCCTGCTGAATATTTAAAGAAATACCAGACTGATTAGTTTTTACTGTATTTAAATTAGGCAATTAGAACACTCTCCATCCATAGGTTGAACCACTATATACTAAATATACTCCTGCACCATTTACGTTAAATATTAGATTTTCTGCAGCGCCATTTATCAAAGAACCGTTTCTGGCAACTGTAAAGTTAACTGTAGCAGAGTTACCAGATGCATCTACAATTTCAACATTTGCTCCTACTGTTGGTGTGACTGGCAGTGTTATTACCTGTCCAGCACTAGGGATTACAAGAAGTCTATCTTTGTTTGCAATTGTGTATGTGCTATCTGTAACAACCTTCCAAGTTGAAGGTAGGTTTGGTGCAAGCTGCGAGTTGATTGTACTTAGCTGAGAAGCAAGTCCGCTGAAATCTGAAAGGCTTGTGGAAACGAAGTTTTCTACGTTATCTAGTCTTGACTCTTGATCTGTTTGGCTTGTTTCTAGTGCTGTTAGTCTATTTCCATTTACGGAAGAGTTAATCTCTACAATTGCTGCACTTTTTGCTGTTTCAATTGCTGCAATTCTATCTATTGTTGCTTGAAGAATATCATTTACGCCAAGAGATGATCCTAGGGCGTTTAATGCGGATGCCAAAAGAACTAGGTCATTTGCGTCCATAGTTGTTGCTGTTAATGCATCAACCTTGTCCTTAAATAACTCTATCTGTGCAGATAGCGTAGTGTAGTCTGGCATTTATTCTCCTTTTAAGCCTGAGCTTCTGTCCAAGTGACACGAGCTGAGATATTTGCTGCTGCTGTACCAATATTAGTTGCTACAATTGTAAGAACATCTGGACCATTAGGGAACGATGGGTTTGTCTGGGATCCATTTCCATTCAAAATTGAGTTACCCAAATCTCTAATCTTTGTAGCAGAGAAGTTAGTTACAGAGAATGTTCCTCCTGTAGGAGCTTCAGTATAGAATGCGAACACACGGTCACCACCACCAATTGTATTTGTAGGAGATGTAACCGTTGAGCCCTGTGTACCAGTATTATCATGGAAGATAACCTGTGCTAGTGAACCTGCTCCAACACGAACTGTTTCCCATGCTGTAGGAAGTGTTGGACCGTTCATAGATGCTGGATTAAGAATTCCTTCAATTAGGAACTGACCTGAAGCCAACACTCCAATGGAGTCAAGCTTGAGCTGCATTCTATTTGCTAATTCACGAATACCGAAGTTTCTTGCAATACCATTATCTACGGAAGGTGCAATTCTTAGTGAAATTAGTGGACGTGGAATTGGTGTAGAGCCAAGTGACTGTTGAATAGTACCGTTTGGAATAACAGATGTTTGTGGTTCATCTGGTCCAACGTTTGCATATGTTAGTGTATTTCCTGAAGCTGCAGTAAGAGTAAATACTCCATTGTATGAAGTAGAAACTGTAGCAGTTCCAGAAGCCGAAGCAAATGATACGTTTGGCTGCCCAACTCTGCTATAAGTAAGAGTATTATTATTTGGAACAGACGCTACTGCATATGTTCCATTAAATCTTGCATCAAGTCCAGTTACTGTTACCTGATTTCCAATAACAGCATCGTGGTCTGACGCCATGTAAATCGTAGCAACTCCAGAAATAATCTGTCTACCAGTAATTGTTGATAGCTGTAGAATTCCAGATATTGTTGCTGCTGATCCAGTTTGTAGTCCATGGTTTGTCGATGTTGTAAGAGTAACAACATTTGCTGCTCTTGTACGGTTTGTTACAGTAGCTGCAACTGTACCAGATCCACCAACCTGTAAATATCTCTGCATACCAGCAGTGAAGAGATAGAATGAGTCATCATTAAATCCACCATCCATGATTACAGATGATCCCCAGTGCGACATAACTGGCGCACAGTTTTGAGAAATTGTTTGAACAGAAACCTGAGCATTTCCAGAACCACCAGGAATTGAAAGGTCTGGTACAAAGTTTACAAGGTTAGATGTGCCTGTAAGTACGTACGGAGATCCTCCATAAATTAATGTTTGAGGAGCTCTTCTAATTACTGTAATTGGATATCCACGAACAACAGAATTGTAAGCACCAATATTAGTGTATTCGCAAACTTCAAAGTTTGTATTATCAGATATTCTTAAGTGACCTTGTGCTGGCCATCTATCTACATTCTGAACATAAAGTAATGTTTGCTGTGGGAATAAGGTTGATCCTGAAACTCCGTCTCCACCAGAAACAAGTCTGGTTGATTCTAGAGGTTCGTTAATTGTTTCATAGCGAGCTGGAAGGTTACCAGAACGCATATATGCTGCTGTGTTAATATTGTTATTTGAAATCTTATGACCCCAAGCAATATCTCCCTCTGTAGTTCTAAGACCAAATCTAATGTATCCAGCACCGTACCAAGAGTAATCGATATACGTCATCTGCATCTTTGAAAGGTCAATCTTAAATCCTGAAGGACCTGTTCCGTCAAATCTATCTATGTTCCACTGATCTAGAGGAATTTTTTCTACTTGAGTAACCATGTATCTTGCAGATGTATTTGATGATCCACGATATGCAGGGGAAACAAACATTTGTGTGTCAGAATCAATTCCAATAACACGATATGATTGTCCACGAATTACAATATATTGTCCAACTATAAGCTGCTTACGGAATCTTGTTCCAGTTCCTGTAATCAAGTTAGAATACTGTGTACAAGTTAGTTTTCCAAAAAGTTCTTTGTTTGAGAATCTCTTTACCGCATAAAGCTTTGTTCCGTCATACTCAAAGTAGAAACCATTTTGCTCATCATACAGACCAGCACGAGTTGCAGAACCCTTCCACTTATATGCTGTCATAAATGCATTAACGCCTCCTGGATACTGATCTAGTCCAGAGATTGTTTGTGAAAATGTTGTCTGAAGTCTAAGCTGTGTATTGTTTATGACTTCGTAAACAATATGCACTCCATTATATGGGTTATATCCAACTGTTTCAATTCCTTCAAGAAGAACCTCGGCGCCTGGCTGTAAGTTGTGATCTTGAAGTGTTGTAATATTAATATAGTTTGATCCTGCTGCTGTTGATGTAGCATAAATATCTGTAATATCAAATGTCGGTGTAAATTTAGTTCCTGTTGAGAACTGAATTGATTTACCTGACTGATAGCGGAAATAACGACGTGTTTGACGGATTGTTTGTGTTCCACAAACATTGTTTGCTGTTGAAAGAATAACGCCACCGTCAAATGGTCTGTGGTCTACATAACCTTCTGGTCTTACATAGAATCCTAACTGGTCAGTATTGATCGGATTTAAAACTTGATTAGGAGACTTGAATTGAAGTGAAGTAGCTGTTGGAACTTTTGTTATTAAGTAGTTTCCATCGATTGTTGATGCTGAAGATCCTGCAAAAAGTACTGTGACGCCAGCATAAAGTCCATGTGGTCTTTGTGTTTGAATTGTAATTGTTGATCCGCCTGATTGTGCTGATGCCTCATCAGAAACAGCGGCAAATGAATTAAACTGTCCTGGAATTCCACCTGGAATATGTGCATTATCAAAAATTCCACCACCGTATGCAGTTGTTAATGTTCCATCTAGCAACTCTCCAGCTGGAATGATTCCCTTAGCTGTATATGTAAAGACGTTTGCATTTGTAACCTGAATAACTGCTGTTCCGTCAGCAAGTGCGTTTAAAGTTTCTTGAACTGAAACAATATCACCACTATTAAGTCCGTGTGGAGCTAAAGAGTTGGTTGTTACAGTGATAATTGATCTTGGAGATGCTCCGTTTGAAACAACTGAAAGAAGATCAAATGAGTTTCCACCAGTACCTCTTGAGAAGAATGATGGATAGTTATTTTGTAGTGTGAGTGTTTCCCACTTAGAGTTCTGAACTGAGTATTCAAAGTCTGTATCGATGAGAGACTGTGGTGTAGATACACGCATCTTTCCAACTGCGTCAATCATTGTTTCTGCTGGCAAGAATCTTTCTACGACGTCATCATAGATAATCGATAGGTCATCTGTAGATGCCATATCAGCAGTATTATATTCTAAAGTAAGTGTTGTATCTGGTGATGTTGGGTGGTCGCTGATGGAGTAGCTGAGTGCACCTAAGTTTTGATCTGAGAAGTTATAGATAACCTTATTACGTGTTACGTTTGTTATCAGCAAGAGTCTCTCTCGCTGAATTGGTTCTGGAATTACAATTGTTCCTGTTACTGGATTAAATGTGTAATCTCTGTTTACTAACGTTCTTCTAGCCATTCATTTTCTCCATCTTATAGAATAAAGCTTGTTGCTGAAATTGTTCCAGTAACAGTTGAAAGATTTGCAAGGGTATTATACTTTGGAAAGTATATACCTAAGTTTAGCAGAATATCCAATTCATATGCGGATACTCTTCTTTCAATGTCCGCCACAACTATTTCACCAGTTGGGCCTGTAGGTCCTGCTGGACCTGTTGGGCCTGCTGGACCCATAATATTGTCTGCGAATGCCCACGCTGGTGTTGGCAATGCGCTAAATGTAAATAAATCACCAGTTGTTGTATTTAAGAACTGGTCTCCAGTAAAGTATCCAGCTGTAGAAACTGGATTTACTGATCCAGTAAAATACTTAGACCCTCTTTCACCAGTAGGTCCTATTGGACCCTGATTTCCCTGAGCACCTGCTGGGCCTGCAACGCCTTGTGGACCTTGTGGTCCCGCTGGACCTGCCGCTCCCGCTGGGCCTGCCGCTCCCTGTGGTCCTGTTGGACCTGCTGGGCCTGCTGGACCTGTAGGGCCTGGACGTGAACCAGCAACGGTAACCCATTGCGTTCCATCATAGCGTTTTAATGACATTAGCTCACACTCCTTATAGAATTATACCAAATTCTTTATAATAATCCCATATAACCGAAGACCTCTAGCTGGTCTTTTCTATTATTAGGATATAGCTTTTCCCAAGAAGAAGTAATATTAACTGTTCCTGAAACTGTTATTGAACCTGTCATCATAGAATGATACTGACAGATATAAAATAGGTTGTCTGGGGCGTTATATGGAACATTAAATATAATTGTTCCATTGTCTATCCCATTATTTTGAACTCCATAGTACCAATCAAATCCTATGCCAGTCTTTTGCTGAGTTTTAATCCAAAATGGGTGTCCTGGAGCATTTATATTAAATACATATTTTTTACCACGCTCAAATATTAGTGGTGCATTTGCAACACCATTAATAGAATAACTTCCCATTCCATTATTTGTTACATTGTAGGTTGCAGCCAAAGTATACTCTGGGATTATAACTCTTGATATATACAAAGATCTATTATCTTCAACATAAGCTATCATTCCGCCGTGGGTAGATGCATTTGGAAGTTCTAGAATTGTGTTGTAAACAGATCTATTTCCTTCATAAACGTTTGCAACCGTAAATGTCTCTAGACCTTCTTCTGTAGAAGTATCGATCCAAAGCTCTGACTCTGCTGGGAGTGGTGCTGTTTCTCTTACGGTTACAAGTTGTCCTGCAAGGTCATCTATATCTACCCAAAAATCACCTTCAATTGGTGTTTGTGATGGTGGCTCTTCATCAGAATAAATTAATGGAAGCTCTGGCTCATCTGTATCAACCCATAGTGTTCCAGAGCCATAAGTATCTGGAGCATCTGGACCAACATGTATAAACTCTGTATCTCCAGCATCGTCATCTATGTCTATCCATAGATCTCCAATATTTTGTGTTCCACTTGCTGGAGCAGAAGCTCCAAAAAACATTATTGCTGGTACTTGTGTTGTGTCTGTAGATATCAACTGGAATGCTGATCCACCACCGCCACCAGTTATGCCAGACCATTGAGATCCATTCCATACTCTTAAATTTTGTACTGTAGTATCGTAGTAAATCTGACCTAGTGTTGGAGAGCTAGGTGCAGAACTTAATCCTATAATTACACCTTGATTAAAAGTGTTTTTAGCTGTCCATACATTTGTAGTAGACAAAGACAGGTCTGAGCTTACATATTCCCAAGCAGATCCTAGGGCATTCCATACCTTTAATGCTCTTGTTGTGCCAGACCTATACTCATCAGTGTCAAACCAAAAGGCTCCGTCTGCTGGGTTAGTTGGAGCGGTGGCAGACATTACTGCTTTTGAAGGCTGTGTAATAGCTTCTAATACTATTTTATTAGTTTCGTCATCATATAAAGCATTTAAATTAGTATGGCTATTGTGAGCCAATAGTGGTGACACATAATCTTGTATTTGCTCTTGAGTAAGTTGTGCAGAAACAGTAAACAAAATTTTATTATTTTCGTCATCATATGTTGCTGTTACGTTACTATGATTTGAATGTGTGAACAAGGTAGCTACGGCATCTTGAGCAGCTTCCGTAAAGTCTGTTATAGAAGAAGCTGTATGTGAGTGAACTGCTGCTGCTTTTCCAGAAAGTGCTGTAGTTACTGTTGATGCAAAGTTTGCATCGTCTGCAAGTGCGTCTGCCAACTCTCCAAGAGTGTCAAGAACTGCTGGTGCTGTTCCAACCAAGTCTGCTATCTCTTGATCTGTGTAGCCCTTTGCTGCTGCCAAAGCATCTGTAGCTGCATTTGATGCATAGTTAAAAGCTTGCTGATTTACTTCTGATAATGTTTTTCCACCAAGTTTTTCAGCATTTAATCCTGTAACTAAATATCCTTGTGCGTTTGCTCCAAGTGTGAACGGTGCTCCAGGTGTTGTTGGGTTAAATATATGATTGGCAACAATAGTTCTAGGATTAGATATGTGAATATACTGAGTATGATCATCATCTAGTAGACCTATTAACTCACCGTGTTCTGGAATTGAAGTAGAGCCTCCTCCAGAACCAGACGATCCAGATATTGATCTTATATCTAAGACATCTTGCAGGGTAGATGTTGCTAAGTTTGTATATGTGTTTTTATGTTGAAAGATTAATCTATAAAGAGGATAAAATTCTGAAGCAGGAAGGCTGGTCAAATCAAGTGAATCGTAAGAGTTGTTAGCTTTTGCAGCTGTTAAAGAGTTATCTGTTCTTTGACCCATTACAGAAATAATTGGGTGGAGTAAGTTATTTGTAGCAACAATATAAACAGAATAATACTGATTATTTTCAACTGGGACGGAAGTCCAATCAGTTCCAGATTTTTCATTTATTAATGGAACAGCTGATCCATTAACATAGATTGGTATAAAGCTAGGATTTTGTTTGCCCCATCCAGAAAAACCAAATCTATAAAATACTGGAAGATTTACTGCTGGCTCCAATATCTGCTCACCTTCAAGTGTAGGTGTTGCAGAATGTGTTATCTCAAAATCGCTGTCTTCATCATATATTGTTCCGCCAGTTAATGAGAATTTGTAGTCATCTTCAGATGTTCCAGCATTGCTAATTACATAGTTTCCAATGTTAAATCCACCAGTTGACTGTGTTCCAAAAGTTCTATGCAAGTAGTACTGAGTTGCCCAGTCCATTGCTATTCCATGTCGCTCTTCTCCAACATGCAATACTTTTCTATCTTCACCAACTACTATAATTGCTACAGGGCAGTCTAATTTGAAGTTAAATGGTGTATTTTTTCTTGCAAGTAGGCCGTTGGCAGTATAGTATATGTAATAAGTTCCAGGAACTAGTCCCCCTATATCATCTGGTATTGATATGGAGTCTGTAGTGTATTTAATAAATTTTTTGCCACGAACAAAGAACACAAAGTTTTGTAGATATTCTTCTGCCCACAATCTGTCATGTCCAGAATCCCAGTATGGAGTTCCAGGAGGGTATCCAGGGTTTGGCTCGTTAATTCTTACATAATAAATTCCATTATATGTTACAACATCTGAAGGATAATAATCTAGACCGTTATTATATTCCCCTCTAAAAACATAATTAGAATCTTTAACTGAAGTTATAGATAGTGTTCTTCCAGCCTCATTCCAAGAAAGCTCAGAAAATTCTTGAGCTTCGAAACCAGAAGGTTCAAGAGCATACTTAGTTAGATCTAAAGATAGATTTAATTTATTTGTTATATTGTCATATGCTATATCTACGCCTTGGTGATTTCCACCAAGAAACATCTCTTTTAAATATTCTACGCTTACAGGACTCCATGTAGTTCCATCGTAAGCATTTACTGTTTTTGTAGATGTATTATAATATAGTTCACCAACATTAACGCCAGTCGGTGCTGCACTTAATGAGGGGAGAGATACTGTAGATAGAAGTCTCTTAGCCATCTATTATCTCCTATCCGTGGATAACTACTCTGAAAGCTCCTAGGCCTAAATCATTTGGAGTTTGGGCCATTTTAATAGTAACAGTATTTGTATCTGTATGTTCTACATCAACCTCAACTTGTGACTTGTCTCCAGTTGATCTAAATACCTGAACTGTTGTGTCGTCTGTTCCAAGATTATGTGTTATTGCAAAGCTAGTGCTTGTTGAGTCTCCTGGAATTGTTGCTGCAGCTTTTCTAACAACAACTGCTGTATCAATTCTAACATTGTCGTCGACAATTTCTAGACCAAGACCAGTGTTTACATTGAGCTGGTTCCCAATCTTAGACATTCCAGAGCCAGCATCAATTTGACCAGCTCCAGAGAATTGTGTAAATACTAATCCTACTGTTCCTACTGAAGGTGTTCCATTTGTAGCAAGTACAAATCCATTATCTCCGTTGGCAGAACCCTGTTCTACGAAGAAGAATGATCCTCCAGTAAGTTTTCCATTTACCGCATCTAATGCTCTTGTCCATGATGTAGTTGTGCTTACAACCCAGATACCATTTTCAATCGGATCTGTTTGGTTCTTTACAAGTACTCTGTCTCCGTCTGCAAGAGTAACTCCATCTACTTGAGCTGTTGTTTGATCAAGTGCGATGTTTGCTGTTGTAGCAACCTTTACAGAATCTTTTACATCTAGACCTTGCTTCAGACCATCAACATAACCTTTGGTTGCCGCATCTGTTGATTGTGTTGGTGTCTGATTTATTGTTAAGTTTTCTACTGTGATTCTGTTAGCAGAGAAGTTACCGCTTGAATCACGAAATACTGTTGTGCTTGCAACATTGTCTGCTGTTGCATTTGAAGAAATGGCAACTGATGCACCTTCGCCTGTGCCAGTTGCAGAAATACCATTACCAGATACAGAAACACCAGCAACATAGTTTCCAGTTGTATCTGTTCCAAGTGCTACGGAGTTTGCTGCAACTGTTGTTGAAATAGATAATGTTCCATTACCATTCCATGTAGTAGTACCAGTTACATCACCAGTTAATTCTACTGTTGCCGCTGTTGCTAACTGAGTTGCTGTATCAGCGTTACCAGATAAATCTCCATCGAATGTAGGTGCAGTTACTTTTGTAGTTACTGTTACTTCATCTGGAAGTCCAATTGTTGCATCGCCAGTAGTTGGATCTTTTGATACTGTTACTTCGCCAGTTGTTCCAACAATATCTGGAATTTCGTGGGTGTGGTCTGCACGAGCTACCGCAGTAGATGTTCCGTCAGACTTTGTATTTCCAAAAGTTAGAGAAGTTGTTTGTCCGCCAGCACCAAAATCACCAGATGCTCTTAACCAAGAAGTTCCATTCCAAAAGTATAGAAAATTGTCGGTTGTATCAAAATAGATTTGACCCAATCCAGGATTTGCAGGCTTTGCATTGGATGGGGCGTTATGAATTCTAGCATTGATCAGCTGATTTTTAGCTAAATCAATGTTTATAGCAAATACTCTTGCCATTTCAACTCCTCGTTAAGACAGGTACGCTGTCCCACTAAATTTTTGTGTCATAGTTAGCGTAATACTGCTAAGATTATTATACTGCACTCCAGTCTCTAATACGTCTCCGCCAGTTGCTTTTACAGTGACATT